AAGCTGTTGGTTTCTTCTATCTGCTGTTGCCATAGCCCGATCTTAGCTGGATTCATAGGTCTGTACCAAGCGGTGTTTTCATTAAGGAAAGATCTGTATTCTTCTAAGAACTTCCAAGATCCCTTATCGTTCACATAATCTTTTAGGCTGGCTCCTATCTTAAGAATTGGAGTCTCTTCAAACCATATAGTATTGATCAGTTTAGCACAGTGAAAATAGGATGCGGCAATCTGACGTTTCTTTAGAATAGCTACATGCTTATAGTTAAGCTCTGCTAAGCATTCGTAAAGAGCCATATGATACTGTGCGTCACGTATTCCAGGAAAATCAAACTTTTTCTTTTCTTTATCGTTGATTCTTAAGAAGTTAAGAAACATGTAATAGTCTCGTGTAAGATACCACACCTTTTCTCCATTCTTAAATATTACACCTCTTCTGCACTTAAGCTTTTCTGTTTCCCAGTATTCAATGTAATCCTTGCTTCTTACAGGAGCCGGACAATAAAATCCTTGAGAGTTAAACTTTTGAGCTTGTTCATTAAACTTATAGGATGTATCATCAAACTCGTACTTACCTGGAACTTTAAAACACGTATGCACAAACAAGCGAAAATCATCTCTTGTTTGAAACTCTGTTTCTGTCCAAGTCCCGTTGTCCCAAGTAGGAACAACCGTGTAAGCGTTAGAGTTGATCATAAGCTAAACCGGCACCACCTCTGGTTTTAGTTTGTTGTTCTTCCATAAGGTCTTTATACACACCTTTATAACTTTGACGTATGGAATCAAACTCTTTAGCTATTCTGCCGATTTGAGTAACATTTCCATCACGACCGTCTGTTATAGGAGTATAGGCCATATATCTGGCTATGTTATCTAAAGCTTTTTTTATTCCGTAATAAGCTCTGGATGTTTCTGTTTCATACATCTTTCTACAAAGATCCAAAGCTTTGGTTATCATTTCGTCTTCTGTAGAAAACTCAGCATGTATTTCTCGTAAGATTACTTGCTCTTTGTCTTCTTCTAAGAAGTGAAAAAACGGATTAAACTCTGGATTGGGACAAGCCATGTAAAAAAGATATGTATAAATCTTAAGGTGATCTTCAGGATAGTTATCCATAATATCCTTTAAGAACTTTAAAGTATAGCAGTGCTCTGTGGCAGTAAGCTTACCGTCTTGTATATCAAATAGTCTTATCATCGTTTACGCCATTTAAAAGCTATACTAAAACATAGAATACTTATAGACATATCTGTATATAAGTCCATAGGGAAGCCTACTCCGAAATATATTCCAGGAAAGATATCTACCCTTATTTTTAGCTTTTGTTTTTTCATTTTTGTTTCTTGACAAAATAGTCGTCTGTGTTCATATGGGTTGTTGCTCATTTCTTTTTTACCTTATCTCTATTTTCATGCAGCCAGTTTATCATAGCAATCACTTCGGTCTTTAGATAAGGAACCTCATATGGAACAACCTCTTTCACAATCGGGTTACCTTGCAAATCTCTTTTTGCAATAGGATACCCGTACTCATCAGCTCCGTCATCTAGAAACGTAATATGATGCAACCAAAGTTTACCCGGTTTATAACGCGGATTGTGCTTTAGTATAATGTAAAGATACGTACTTAATTGTAAAGAATAATGGTTAAAGTTACAATCGTCAAGATGAGCGCATGGTCCGGACATTCTTTGCGATACGCCTTCCCAGTTTTTAAAAGACTCTTTCTTTATCTCTTTGTTGGTCTTATAGTCTACAATATCTACAGTATCTTTTATTACTTCTACTCTATCAGACTGCCCGCATATTCCCGCAGATTTTAGATAAACAAAATGCTCCGGATAGATGCCTTCTACAAGCTTCTGATCCGGAGCCATTTTGAGATCGCCATCATATAAAGGCTTAATGATCGGAATAGCTACACCTGAGCGTTGGATGGTCTCATGAGCCATTAAATCCCGTTCGCGTTCGTTATGATACCAAGTACCTAGGTCTGTTGCACGTTTACCTTCGGACTCCCATGCTTCTAAGATCTTAGGAACACTGAGGCCAAACCACTTAGACCTTTTGTTCCTAGAGGACTTTAGAGCTTGTGCCGGGGCGTCAAAAGCCTGTTTAAACTGGTTAACAAACGTAGTTACGCTTATCCAGGTAATGTTCTCATTTGGATCTGTACTCTTGTAGCTATGATCCTCGGCTTTGAATATGACTGACATCTTGAGTTGGAGTTTGAGTTGAGTTGTTTGAGTTGGTGTTTTGATTTGGTATTATAGGATCTATCGTAGAGATCACACTTTCGAATATGTTATGCTGCTTTTGAGTTATAGGAGGAAATCCTGTAACGTCATCGATTATTCTTGCACCTTTACAAGTAGGGCAAGGATACTCTAATTGAGATCCTATTGTTATGTAAGGGTCATTACCTGTACCCTCGCATATTGGGCATTTCTGAAAACTCATATTTTTTCTTTTAAATGATTTGCAAATGTGCTAATAAGATATAAAAGACTTTCTGTAGGAAGAGTAAGGGTATTACCTAGATCATCACTTATAACAAGATCTTTGTATCTAGGCTCTTCTGTGTAATATAACCAAAGATCTTTATCTCCTAATTTAATATTACTATGAAATATTAAACCAGGTCTTGAATACATATTTTTACTCATGATTTATCAGGGTTATAATTAATTTCTTTATAGTACTTGTCTTGCTCTTCTTCTGTCATAGTAGCTTTCCACTTAGGACCATCAGGATGTGGACACTCAGAAGAAAGAGATCTAGTCTTAAAAGCAAGTTTGCAACCGCATATGGAACAGCAAGGTTGTGTTCCTGCCATTAAACAATTATCTCCCGTTTTATCTAAAGAAGGACATTCGTTACAAATAGCCAATCGTTCAAACGCTATCCTTTCTATCTCGGCGTGTTTAAACCAGCTATTCTTGATTCCCTGAAAGATCTCCTTCCGGTTCTTCCATATTATTTTCAGTTTGGTTAGCATATCTTTTTTGTTTTACTATTTTACGTTTTTGAGAATCATGTTCTACCATCTCTACCATTTTGATTACGCACTTAAGTCTACCTTCTACATCTTCTTTTAGCTTATGCTTTTGAAAAGTCATGTTTTCCGGATTATACTTTTTTAAATGGTTTTCATATATTTTTACCTGATCTTCTAGTTTCCAGTGCTTTATTTGGAAAGAACCAAAGTTAGCAACTACTATTCTAGGAGAACGTAGTTCTGATAAAGACTTTCTAACTTCCTTCCAGTAAAAGTCTATAGCGTCTTGTACAAACTCTTGATTCATTTCAAGCTTTTTAGCGGTAACCTCAACAAACTCTTTAGCTTTTTTAGGCGGCAACGTATACAAATTTAAAATCCAACAATATATTACCTTCCGTCTGAATCTTTAGATCAGGATGCAGCTTTATCTTTTTTCTACCACCACCATCTTTATAAATAAGACCTTTCTTCTCTAGCTTTATTAAAGCATTTCTTATTGTTTGAGGCGAAGCTATAGCTGGTTTTGTTTTATTTGGCGAATCTTTAAGCTTGTCTTTAAGACGCTTCTCAGCCATAATACTGCAAAAGACGGTAAGCTCTACTTCACCACTCATGCCTAGATTAGTAAGGCAATCATAGTCCAGCTCACTCAAAACTATCTTATTAAGATAGCAATGAGTGATAAGCTGGTATCTGATGGTATCTGATAGAGTAAGCTTAGCTCGCTTATCCACTAGATTTACCTTTGCCATGGTTTATTGTTTTTTAAGTTGTCTTCTTCTTGGGGAAACTTCTTCTTCCGTTTCGGATTCTCTAGAATCTTGCTCTTCTTGCATAGCTTCTTGCATCTTTTGTCTAGCCTGTTCCATCTCTTCTTCTGAAGGTTTTTCCGGAGGGCCGGCCATGATCTGTGCAATACGCATGCTCATAGTTATACGTTTTGCTCTAGCTTCTTCTATATCGGCTAATAGCAGCTCGTATTCTTTTTGTTTCTTAAGCATCGGGATCTGAACATCATAGAACTTCTTCATGTTTTCACGATATTCTTGAAGGTCTTTTTCTGTAGGTTCAGGCTGTTGGTTGGTT